TGGCACAGACTGCATTGAATATACCTTTACTGCAACAACCTGAGTTAGCAGAACGTCCTGATATTGCGGCAAAGATTGCTATATGGTATTGGCAGACACGTGTTAAGCCACATATAAATAACTTCAACGATACGAAAGCCGTAACACAAAAAATCAATCCTGCAATGCGTGGATTACAAGATAGGCACGCAAAGTTTATGGACTACAAAAATATATTATTATGAAAACACTATTAACAATCCTATTACTGGCAATATCTACTGTTGCAGTTGCACAAAAACAAAAGCCAATGAACATCTATGATTTCCCAATCACAAGAGTTATTGATGGTGACACTGTAGCATTTCAAGCAAACTTTTTACCTCCACCATTAAAACAAGAACTAAGTATTCGTGTGTTTGGTGTTGATACACCTGAAAAAGGTCATAGAGCGCAATGTCCAAGTGAAGACCAACGTGGTCAGGCTGCTACTGCATTTACAAAGAATGCTATCAGTAAAGCACAGAAGCGTCAAGTAGCTATCGCTGATTGGGATAAGTATGGTGGACGAGTATTAGGTGACATTTTATTAGACGGACAAAGTTTGCGTATGATGTTAATACAGAATGGTTTTGCACGTGAATATTACGGAGAAGCTAAGACTTCTTGGTGTAACTAATATAAATACTATTATGAGATCAACAGATTTAGACGAATCCGCAGCCAAAGAATTAGCTAGAAAACTTCCTAGCTTAGAGAAGCACGACTACAATACCATTGATAAATTGATGCGAAGAATTGCTAGCAAACATAGTATCACTGGTAAAGCACTACATGACTTGTTTGTAAAGAAATTCCACCGTAGTCCAGATAGTTGGATTAAAAATAAACTAGATGAGGGCGGTGATAATGACTTACAACAAGAAGTTGATAAGTTTTGTGACTGGGCATGTAAACGATTACATTTAAAAAATAAGCCACATATTGAACTTAGTATGGATACTGAAGAAGCACAGAATAATCATCATACCGGTGGACATAAAATGGGTGATGATAAGATTTGGGTATATGCTAAAAATCGTAACCTAGTAGATATACTACGTACAGTATTCCATGAGTTAGTTCACGTTCGTCAAGGTGAACTAGATATGATTGATCCAGGTGATAGTTATCCTGGTAGCCCAATTGAAGCAATGGCAGATATGCTTGCGGGTAAGTACATCAAAATATACGGCGAAGCTAACCATCATATCTTTCAATAACTATTAATCTATGCTACAATGCATAGATGATTAAGTTAACTGTTCCCTTACCCAAACGAATCACAGTTGCCTGTAGCGGTGGTGTAGATAGTATGGCTGTTGTTGACTTTCTAAGTCGCAAGCACGATATTGCTATTGCACATTTTAATCACGGTACACAACATGGTGAACGTGCATTTAAGTTTGTTGCCGACTACTGTGCCGATAACAATATAGTTATGTTTGTAGGCTTTTGCCGCACAGAAAAAAATACAAAAGAATCACAAGAAGAATACTGGCGTAGAGAACGATATGATTTCTTTAAAGATTTAGGACCAATCATTACTTGTCATCATTTAGATGATTGTGTTGAAACATATATTTGGTCAGCGTTACATGGTACACCCAAAGTCATTCCATTAACACGCAACAACGTACTCAGACCATTCTTAACTACCCGAAAGCAAGAGTTTATCTATTGGTGCGAAAGTCACAATGTGCCTTGGATTGAAGATGAATCAAACAAAAACTCACGCTATACCCGAAACTATATTCGTAATGAACTAATGCCTCATGCATTACATGTTAACCCAGGTCTACATACTTTGGTCAAGAAGATTGTAGAAAATAAGCAAAATACTTGACTTCTCTACGCAAGCCAAGTATACTAACTAGATATTTAAGGAGAACCTATGTCAGACTATAACAGAACCTTTAACGGTGAAGCAAAGATTAAACTAACTCAACTGGTCAATGAGGGCATGACAGTCCTACATGAGATTGACACATTGAATGGTGGATTAACCGACACTATTAAAGCAGTAGCAGAAGAACTTGAAATCAAGGCTTCTACATTGAAGAAGGCAATTAAGATTGCACACAAAGCAAGTCTCGGTCAGACTAACAAAGACCACGATGAACTCAATACTATCTTGGAAACTGTGGGCAAAACACTTTGAGTTACGTTGACGCAATACATTCCCGTGACGAAGACCGTATCTACGTTGTAGAGAGGGATAATAACGGCAAGCGTCAATACAAAGAGTATCCCACTAACTATGTATTGTATTATCCCGATCACAAAGGTAAACATCGTAGTATCTATGGCGATCCAGTCAGTCGTTTCAGTACACGCAAGCGACAAGAGTTTGAAAAAGAAAGACGCATCCATTCAGGTAAGAAACTATTTGAAAGTGATGTTAATGTAGTCTTTCGTTGTCTCAGTGAAAACTATTTAAAAGTTGATGCACCTAAACTTCATACTTGCTTTTTTGACATTGAGGTGGACTTTGATCCTGAAAAGGGTTTTAGTCCTACAAGTGATCCATTCAATCCTGTAACTGCTATCAGTTGTTACCTAGATTGGCTAGACCAATGTATTACATTAGTGATTGCTCCTAAACATATGAGCAGTGAAACAGCCCAAGAAATCACTAATGAGTTTGAGAATACAATGTTATTCAAAACTGAAAAAGAAATGTTTGATGTTTTCTTTCAACTCATTGAAGATGCTGATGTATTAACTGGCTGGAACTCAGAGGGATATGATATTCCCTATATGGTCAATCGTGTTACTAGAGTGATGAGTAAAGATGACACACGCAAGTTTTGCTTGATGGGTCAATTACCTAAAGCTAGAGAATACGAACGATTCGGTAAGAGTGAAACAACTTATGACTTAGTAGGTCGTATTCACTTGGACTATTTACAACTCTACAAGAAGTATAACTATGAGTCACGCCATAGTTACAAACTTGACAGTATCGGTGAGATGGAAGTCGGTGAGAACAAAACACAATATGAAGGTACTCTTGACCAGTTGTATAACAAAGACTTTAAAAAGTTCATTGAATACAATAGACAAGATACAATGTTGTTGGTGAAGATTCACAACAAACTTAAGTTTTTAGAACTAGCTAATCAACTTGCACATGAGAATACAGTACTGCTTCCAACAGTAATGGGTTCTGTGGCAATGATTGAGATGGCTATTTTTAATGAGGCTCACGAACGTGGGCTAGTTGTTCCAGATAAAAAACGAAAGGTTGAAAATGAAGAAGAAGTCCAGCAGGCAGCAGGTGCCTTTGTTGCTACGCCCAAGAAGGGAATGCATGAGTGGGTCGGAGCAGTTGACATTAACTCACTCTATCCCTCGGTTATTCGTGCCCTCAACATGGCAGGTGAGACCATCGTTGCTCAAGTCAGACAGACACTCACAGACCAATACATGAGTGACAAAGGTAATCGTTTAGCAAGTGAAAAGAAACGTCATAAAGACGGTGATGATGCTGTTACTGGTTCTATTCTCTGGGAGAATCTATTCGGTGCATTAGAATATACCGCAATCATGAACCAAGAGCGTGGTACTATTCTAACTGTTGATTATGAAGATGGTCGTAGTGTAGAAATGAGTGCGGCAGAAGTTTGGAAGATGGTCTTTGATAGTCATAAGCCCTGGATGCTAAGTGCTAATGGTACAATCTTTACTTATGAAAAAGAAGGTATTGTTCCTGGTCTACTAAGTCGATGGTACTCAGAGCGTAAAGAAACACAGAAGCTTGCTAAAGAAGCATATGGTACTGATAAGTTTGAATACTACGATAAGCGACAACTTGTTCGTAAGATTTTGTTGAACAGTGCATATGGTGCATTGTTGAATGAACACTGCCGTTTCTATGATAAGCGTATAGGTCAATCTGTAACATTATCAGGACGTCAGATTGTTAAACATATGATGAGTACTATCAATGAATCAGTTGAAGGCAACTATTCACATGATGGCAATGCGATTGTATATGGTGATACTGACAGTTGTTACTTTACAGCTTATCCTACACTAAAGCCACAGATTGATAGTGGTGAGTTAGTATGGGACAAAGAACTATGTATTGGTTTGTATGATAGTATTGCTGACCAAGCTAATGAATCGTTCCCTGCATTCATGGAGAAGGCATTTCATGCGCCTCGCAAGAATGGTGAAATCATTAAAGCTGGTCGTGAACTGATCGGTGATCGTGCTATCTTTATGGTTAAGAAACGTTATGCTATTAACATCTTTGATAAAGAAGGTAAGCGTAAAGACAAAGACGGACAACTAGGCGATATCAAAGCTATGGGTCTTGACTTGAAACGTGCTGATACACCTAAGTATGTACAAGAGTTCTTAATGAATGTACTACAGATGGTTCTTCAACAAGGTAAAGGTCGTGATGAAGTTATTGAAGCGGTAAAAGACTTCAAGCGTATATTAACTGCACAAGATAGTTGGACTAAAGGTTCTCCTAAAGGTGTAAACAAACTTACATTCTATGGTGACTTAGAAGCTAAGAGTAGTACAGGTCGTGCTAATATGCCCGGTCACGTTCGTGCGGCATTGAACTATAACTACTTGCGTAGAGTGAATAGTGACCAATATAGTCAAAAGATTATTGATGGTATGAAAGTTATCGTTTGTAAACTTAAGCCTAATCCACTAGGCTTTAC